TCAGCTTGTATTTCCATAGGCACTGGTCTATGATGTCACTGCGAGAGGCACTAATATTATTTATAAACATGGGATCCGATTCTTTCATTAGAAAATACTGTTTGGACAAGTTCCACTCTAATTATAGACTTTGTAGCGACGATACAGAACTAGTAGTTCCGTCTATCTTCGTGAAAGATGACTATAAGAGGCACATGTCCATCAACACAGAAACGGGTCTCTGGCGTTGTTTTAAGACTGGTGAGGTAGGCAACTTCCTTAAACTATACTCCAGTCTAGAGAAGTGCAGCTACCGTGAAGCTTATGAGAAGTTTGTCTTCGAAGACTTCATGAACTCATATTCCACCCCCAGGAAGTTTGAGGAGTTCGATCCTGATAAGATCGAGTCCAACCTTGAGGAGTCAGAACATTTTAAAGTAGTTGAGGATCACCCCCTGATTCAATCCCGCATGTTAGACCAATTTAAGTTCTACATTGCAACGGGAGGCAAGTATAGGGGCAGGTTAATCATTCCTTTTATTAACCGTAACAACAAGTTGTTCTACTTCCAAGGTCGAGCCTTAGGCGACGAAAAGCCCAAGTATTTGAACTGCAAGAATCTTAGAAGCTCTCAAGTCTTATACCCCTTTGATTATGGCTCTCAGGAGCCTCTGTATATCACTGAGGGAGTCTTTGATTGCCTAAGCCTACAAGCGGTAGGGTTGAATGCAACGACCACTCTAAGCTGTTTTACGAGCCGTGATCAGATGCTGCAACTAAGCCAGTATCGTGGTCCTCTAGTCTGCGCGTTTGACAGCGATGAGGCAGGAACTAAAGGCCGTAAGAAGTTCATGGATCTAGCTCACTGGATTAGGAGAGACGATTTGCTCACCGTTGTCCCGCTCCATCCCTTCAAGGATTGGAATGAGATGTTAGTTAAGAAAGGCCCTGATTTCCTAAAAGACCAAGCAGAGAATACTCTAAAGCTTGATCCCCTTTACATCCAGTGCCTAGCGTATGATAAAGGCCATATCATTTGATACGATTGTTTGATTCAACGCATTAAACTTAAGCCTAGCAACGTAGGTGCCTGTCATAGAACCTAAAGTACCATCCAACAACTTAGGGTGAGTCTTTAGAGCTTCAGTGTCAAAGTTAAATATAATCGTATTCTCTGAGGTGGTATCCATTACCCCTGAAGTCGCAGAGTAACCTGAAACTTCTACCCTAGCATCGAGGTTGCGATCTTGATTCTTTTTGTAAATCTCAAGCATTGGCTGAGTAACCAACGACTGCTTGAAAAGGTTTGTAATGCTACTATCAATATTAGCATTCTCAAGGGTGAACTCGTTTGTAAACTTAAGATCAACTTTAGAACCTAGGACTAAGAAGTTATTCTCCAATCTAGTAGCAACCCGGAAAAGTAACGGTTCTGTAACGCCAAAGAACCTGTCTTCCGTTAGTGTAAAGTCATTTATGATCGTATCTAGGTCAGAGCCTGCAACTCTCTTTACCGTCCATACGTCAATGTAATCTCCGGTAGAATCTACTTCATTTGCAATAACCGTATCTCCAGATAGGTTGAATACTCCAAATGGAACAACAGATTCTGAGTTTAAGACGCAAGCATACTTACCTGTATCGAGCTTATAGATACCCGAGGAGTCAGCATTTTGATCGTAGTTTGAAGGAGCAAATGCTGCGACATTAGAAGTGTTAGCATCACTAGTTGAGAAATGCATAAGAACACTTCCCGTAACGCTTGCTTTAATCTCTCCATCGCTATTTATAACTGAGCTTGGGGATTGATTATCTGAAGCGGCAAATATGGATACCCCACTAATCGAAGCGGGATCAACATACTGACCATCGTTGATAAAATACATTACGAGAGCAGTTGGGCCTAGCACCGTAGGTCTTTCATGTCTCGTTGTGACTTCGTATCCGTTAATTTTCATGCTAACTCTCCAACTTCTTAATTTCTTCGGTGTAAAAGCCAATGAAGGCTAAACGCTCCTTCTGGGTCATAACTTTCACGTCCGAGTAATTCAAGCCTACCTTATTTACTAATATATACGCTTGGTAAAGAAGATCCTGAGGGGATAAACTGGATGTTAGCTCACTGAAAAAAAATTGACATCTAGAGGGATAGACATCGTTTCAGTGTGTTTGCACTCAGGACATTCAAAGATAAACCGAGGGTCCACGCCATATTCACTCCTGTTGACCTCAGAAAGGAGCTTCTTAATGTCTTGAAGATGCATACGCTTTACAGCCTGGGCTATAAATATAGAATCAGAGTTACCTTGAATTGACACTATGAAACGGTATAAATTCTTGTAAACATCCTCAGGAGTAGACAGGAAAACCTCCTCACTACTTCTAGGGAATCTAATTTCTGCCTTTACGTTAAGTCTAGGAAGTGTAATCTCCCTAGGGTCTGTCAATTCATCAGGGACCGGATTCATATTTAAATGGTCAGCAAGTTCTAATGAAGTTTTAATTTCAGCGGAGCAAGCAGGGCAATTAATGCTAAATTCGTAATTCTTCCCATAGGAGACCTCGCGGACCTTCATCAATAAGTAAATCTTATCCATGATTAGTAGGTCATTAATTTCAATTCCCTTTATTGATTTACCTAAAAGCTTTGAAACAATATCAACGTTGCCGTCCCTAGCGGTTAAGACGCTCTGCTCATCGAGATAAGTTAAAGCGGAGATCTCTACCCCTTTAAACCCAGGATAAAATTTACCCTTCGACGGCAAGTCCGTCACAACTATAGTATCATCGCCAGAGTTTGAAAATAACTCATTTAGTGCGGTTTCACGAGGGTCACCTGAACCTCCTGCAATTTGTTTGTTTGTACTCATAAACTACCTTTATCTTAACACTTACTATTATAGTGTATGAGGATTACGGTAGGTAATTTAATGTCCACCCTGGAAACAGATAACCCAAAGATTATATCTGCTTTAAGGGATAAGTATGCATTCAATGTTCCAGGTCACGAGTATTCTCAAGCATATCGAAATAGACGTTGGGATGGCAAGAAGAGATACTTTGGAGCTAACGGTAAGTTTAGGACTGGGCTTTTATCTCGTATCTTAAAAGACTTAAAAGACATTGGAGTAGAAGATATAGATTGGGATAATAAGCCTGAAGAGGTTGAACCCTTTATCCCGAAGGTTGAAAACTTTGAGTATCGTGAATACCAAGAGAAGGCAATATATGAATGCCTTAAAAAGAAGAGGGCAATCATTGATAGTCCTACTGGGTCAGGTAAGACCCTAATCATGGCAGGCTGTGTTGCCGCTCTTCAACACGGAAATGATGATCTTCACGCTATTGTATTGTTTAGAGAGAAAGGTATCCTGAAACAAACTTACGAGTTCTTCAAGAAGTGTGGAATTAAGAATCTAGGATTCAACTCAGGGGAGGGATTCGTAGAGGGAAAGATTATGCTTTCCACAGTTCAGAGTATTGAGAAGGTAGTAGATTCCCATCTTAAAACATCTGAACTTCTCATGGTTGACGAAGCGCATCAATTCTGCAACGGGGAAACAACCATAGCAGCCGTTGAGAGCTTCCCTAATGCCCTCTACAGGCTCGCATTCACTGCTACGCCCCCTAGAGAGGTATCTAAGACTGTGAACGCTAGGATGGTCTTAGAGGGCGCATTTGGTTCTGTGTATACGACTAGAACGGCGGAGGAATTAATCAAGGATGGAAGTCTAGCTAAACCAATTATTCAAGTTATTGATAATGCCCCTGTGTCATCTGTAGATTCTAAGCTTACCTATCTGGAAGTGTATGATCAGTATATCGTTAACTGTGACACGCGAAATGATAAGATTAAAACGGTTGTATCTAAAGTGTATCGTTCCAATCCAAACGCTAAGATCCTAATTTTAGTAAAGAATCTCAAACATGTTGAGAACCTACAATCCAGGATAGAGAATTGCTACACCATCGAAGGGAAGGATGACATTGGAAGCAGATACGATATCATTAAACAATTCGTAGATGATAAGAAACCTGCTACGATTGTAGGAACCAATGTCATGCAGACAGGTATCAGTATTGATGAGATTACACACATGATTAACGCTAGAGGGTTAACAGGTGAAGTTCCAACACTACAGGGTCTTGGACGTGGTATAAGAAAAGCCGAGGGTAAGGATACTATGTATTTCTACGACTTCTATGATCGGATGCCCTACTTAGAGCAGCATTCTAAAAATAGAATAAACCATTACAAGAGATTAAAGTTTGAGGTAAACAATGTCCGATTCTAATATTATAACTAGACAAGCTCAGGTTGACACGATCAACAACATCACAAAAGATCAATCCAATATGATTGATGTTTGCATAGATACTTTGAAAGATATCAAAGATCAGAAGAATATCGATGAGGCTACCCTGAGGAACCTTACAAGTGTCATGAGAGAAATGGACTCCCTTCGAGAACTTTTCTATATCCGACTATTCAACTCACTTAAACGTGGTGACATGCTTTTAGGTTAATGCCAACCTACAATTCTTAAGATCGTTCCTGCTTCCATCATGTTAGCAGAAGAACCTAAAGAATCAGCAGATACTGAGAATTTAAGCTTATCATTCGCTGATAACTCAAGCATAGTGTTTAAGTTGAAGCTACCTATAGGCCCTGTCGTTGCATCTCTAGTTACATAATCATCGGCTATGTGATCTGTAAGTTTATCCCAAGAGGAGGTACCAGTATTATACTTATACGTCATCAGTGTACCTTGAAGACGGTTATAACTACTGCTTCCTCCATTCAATCTAGCGGCAACATCAATTTGATAAGTCCCTGCAACTGCAAAAGTAATACTAGATCCTTCAGTGGCGGCAAAGGTAATGTTACTGTCTGATATGGCCGGAACCTTCCAGTGCATGTCATGTTCCACACCGTCAACATCAGCGGTCCCACTACCTATTGCTAGAACGGTCATGGGCGCAGGGGCTTTACCATCTCCCATAAATTGAAGTGCATTAGCATTCAATGCTACTGCCGCGACACCTGAAGACCCACCTCCACCATCGTCAGCGGGAGTAGCTGA